GTATGGATTTAAGAGTTGTTTTTAATACAACTGGTACACTTGAAATAACAAACATATCAGTACAAGAAATACAAACAGACACACCAAGAATAGACTTTAGTGATTCAGTTAAAGGTGCATTACTTTTAGAGCCGCAGAGTACGAATTTAATAACTTATTCAGAGGATTTTACTCAATGGATTAAAGAAGCTACTGTTACGTTAACTTCTAATTATGGTGTTTCTCCTGATGGTTTTCAAAACTCTACAAGAGTTCAAATGGATATTAACGATAGTGTTTATATTAGTGCAACAAGTGGAAATATTTTCAGTATATATGTTAAAGGTGTTCAAGATGAAACTATAAGGATTTCTAATGGGGGAGCTTTAACACATACTCTAACAGGTGAATGGGATAGAATAAGCCTTTATGATACAGGTAATTCTTCCTCTTTAATCTCAATAAATACTTATAGTAATGCTACAGCAAGAGATATAGAAATATGGGGCGCACAATTAGAAGAAAAATCCTTTGCAACTTCGTATATTCCTAATCACGGAGTTAGTGGTGGTGTTACTCGTTTAGCAGACGTATGTAATAACTCTGGGACAGCACAAGACTTTAATTCAGAACAAGGAACTTTATATGCAGAGATTAGTGCTTTGGCTGATGATGGGACTAATAGAATTTTCGGTTTAAGTAATAATAGTAATTTCAATGAAAGTATAATATTAAGATATAGTGCTGTTTCAAATAGAATATCTGCACAAGTTCGTAAAAGTGGGTCTTATGAATTTACTATGAATTACGATTCTATTGATGCCAAAACACCTTTAAAAGTTGCATTTAAGTATAAACAAAATGATTTCTCTTTATGGGTAAATGGATTTGAAATAGATACAAGGTCAAGTGGAGATATAATTTCTGAATTAGATACATTAAGTTTTAGTTTTGTTGGTGGAAATAACTTCTACGGAAAAGTAAGAGAACTACAAGTATTTACAGAAGCATTAACAGACGAACAACTACAAAAATTAACAACTATATAATTATGAGAAAAATAGGAAAATACGAATTTAAAGATGAGGCTACTGCTGATAGTAAAATAAAAGGTTTAGGAGTAGCTACTGATGAAGATGGTAACGAATACCCTACTCACGGACACGCTATTGTAAAATTAGGACATATTGTTTTAGAGCAAGGCGAATATGATGAAGAGGGTAACGAAACTAAAGCACCAGTATTAAGTGATAAATACCATTTAGATGTAGCTTGGGATTTACAAGACACTTATGACGAAGAAGGTAATTTAATAAAAGCAGACCACCCATATGGCTGGAAATCAAGTGCTGTTACTATTTCTGATGGTAACGGAGTACATAGTTTCTATGGTGTGGACTATCAAGAATTTAAGATATGATAAAAGGATTAAGATATTTAGCAGATAAATTAGAAGAGTTTAAGTTTTGGCTTATACTTAAATGGAATAACCTATTAAAGAGTTTGATGATATGAGCCTAAGCGATTTAAAAGTAGCTTGTTTAAATGCTATCACTTTAGGTGTTAGCTTTACTCATGTTGAGAACAGTTTAAAGGTTATACTGTTATTGGCTTCTATTGTATATACACTCCAAAAGATATACGCTAATCATAAAAAGAATGACAAAGAACTTTAAGTTAAAAGAATTCAAGTGCAAGTGTGGTTGTGATATGCCTTTAAAGGTATATGAAAACATTATAAAACTTGCTAGTCAATTACAATTTCTTAGAGATTATACTGGTAGACCTATAACTATTAATAGTGCTTATAGATGTCCAGAACATAATAAAAAAATAGGTGGGTCTAAAACATCACAACACTTATTAGGTAAAGCTGCTGATATAACTATACAAAGTTTAAAACCAGCTGAGGTGTTTATGATTATAGAAGAACTTATTGACATGGGTCATATGTTACAAGGTGGATTAGGTTTGTATGATACTTTTGTACATTATGATATAAGAAAAACTAAAGCAAGGTGGAATGGGTGATTATAAGAAAAAGAACGGTACAACAAGAGTAGGTGATGCATTACGTTGGTTAGTTAAACAAGGTAAGGAAGTAGCACCAGATATATTATCTATAGCTGGAGGTATAACTGGTATTGAACAGTTAAAAGAACTTGCAGGTAAAATAGAAGGTAATAAACAACTCAGCGAAGCTGATAAAGAGTTATTACTAGAAGAGCTAAGATATGATATGATTGAAATGCAAGAGTCAACAAAACGTTGGGAAGCAGATATGAATTCTGATAGTTGGCTAAGTAAAAATATAAGACCTCTAAGCCTAGCTTTTTTAACATTGACCTTGTTTATATACATAATACTAGATAGTTCCTTAGAAGGCTTTAAAATAGCTTCTAACTGGATAGATTTACTATCTTCATTACTATTACTTGTTTATGGTGGTTATTTTGGTGCAAGAAGTGCTGAGAAAATTACCAAGAACTGGAAGAAATAGTTTGTTTAATATTAGGGGGTTTGTTTAACATTAAGCCCCTTTTTTGGCTATAAAACATAGCTATCCTGTATACATTGACTTTGTAGAGAGTAGAAATCGTATTTCATAGAAATACTTGATTTATACGGAAGACAATATTGCCACTTCGGCTTTGTGAGCCTTGTGGCTGTCTTTATAAAGTTGAAGCAAAGTTACTACATTTTTCATGTAAAGTCAAGTAAACTTATAAACAATGTTAATAACTAGTATTTTTTTATAACGTATATATATAATATATTTGTATTGTTATGTCATTATTACATCGCCCACAATATGAGATAGGATATAGTGAAGAGGAAGATAAAGAGGGGTTAAGAAAGTTACTTTGGTCTCAATTTATGTGTAAATGTGGGCGTTGTAGTATTAAGACAGGAAAGAATCTTATGGAAAGATTACCTGTGTTTATATTAGATGAGATAGCACAGGAAGAAAGAATGAGGTTTGATATAAAGTTAGCATATACTTGTAAGTCTCATGCAGACAGAATAGCATTAACAAGTAAAAATCCACATAGAGTTGGATTAGGTGTTAAAATTAGAATCATAAATAATATGAAAAGATTAAAGTTAGTAAGAGGTTTAATAATGAGAGGAGTCACTAGGATTAGTCTTTGTGATGAATTTGTTTACTTTGATACTGACGACCTTAAACCGATGTCATTACACGTTAAGTGATGTTTTTTGTTTTGTTTGTTAAGAAGGGAGCTACAGAAATGTGGCTCTTTTTTTTGTTTTTATTTGCATAATTAAAAAATGTTATTTATGTTTGTATCAAATTAATAACTTATACTATGAAAAAAAGACAAACAAAGAACTTTTGGGATTATAAGATAAACCCAATCACAGGATGGAAAGTAGAGGATTCAGAAAGAATTATTTACGACAGAAGAACAAAAGAAGAACAAAGAATAACTAAATCATTAAAAAGCTATGGAAAAAACAATTAATTATAACTTAGAATTAGATGGAGTAGAATTATCAGTTTATGGATGTTACTGCGAGGGAATGTCAGGGGATTATTTTAATGCACCAGAACCTGAAGAGTTTGAGGTTTATAGTGTTTATATTGAACAAGACCCTGTTGATGTAGATATTACTGATTTAATATACAACAGAATAGAAGAGATAGAAAGTATGATAATAGAGAAATATTATAGATAATGGAGCTTATAGAACATCAAACGTATGATGCTTGGTTTAAATCTTTAGGCAACAAACTATTAGATTGGCATGAAGAGAAACCACAAAATAAAGATTTAATAAACTTACTAAAAGCTGTTGAAATTATAGGAATACACAACAATAAGCTCAACAAGGAGATAAGAGAACTAGAAAGTGAATTAGAAGACATAAAAGAAGCTATAAATAATTTAAACAATATATTATGATGGATTTACACGATTTTAAGAATCAACAAATAAAAGCACTACAAACAGAAGTGTGTACTCTTAATGAATACATTACTAGACTAGAAACGTTTATCTTTGAATTAACTGAAGAAAACTACCCAAACGATTATAAAAAAGTTATTAGACAAGAGCTGTTTGGAAGTAAAAATGAAGACTAATTTGTATTTAACACATTTATTTACTATATTAGCAAAATATTAATTAAAAACAATTAACATTATGAATTTTCACGACAAAGTACTTATAGTACAATCGGAGTTAAAAGCTCCTAAGAACCAACGCAACAATTTCGGTAAATATAATTACCGTTCTTGTGAGGATATATTAGAGGCAGTTAAACCTCTTTTAAATGCAAATGCGTTAACACTTATGATTACTGATGAGATTAAAGAAGTGTCTGGTTTAGTTTATGTAGAGGCTAGAGCAGTATTGTTTGATACAGAAGGTAGGATTGAGTGTACAGCACAAGCTGGTATTGACCCTAATAGAAAGGGTATGGATATAGCTCAATCATTTGGTAGTAGCTCTTCTTATGCTCGTAAATACGCTCTAAACGGTTTATTCCTTATTGATGATACTAAGGATGCAGATGCCACAAACGACCATAAGGATGCTCGTAAATGGCTTAATAAAAACACATCAGAGTTTAAGAAAGCACAAGAGTTTGTTTCTAATGGTGGTTCAATATCACAAATAGAAGGGAAGTATAAAATATCAGCAGAAGTAAAACAATTATTAAATAACTAAAATTATGGAAAACACAAAAGTATTCGCAGATGGATTTATCTTTAAGCGAAATGAGAATGCACCTGAGTTTGTTGTAGGTGGAATTAGTATTAAGGTTGATGAGGCTCAAAAGTTCTTATCTTCTAATGCTAATAACGGATGGGTAAACCTAGACGTAAAGCAGAGTAAGTCAGGTAAGTATTATATGGAGTTAAATACATTTACTCCTAAATCAAAGTCTGGTGAAGCTCCAGCACCTAAAAGAGATAACTTTAAAGTTGCTTCTGGTGCTGACTTACCATTTTAACTAACCAACAACAGGGGTGGGGAAACCTGCCCCTTTTTATTATAACAAACAAACAAAACATTTAAAATATGAGTACAGACGATAAAGAGATACAGAGAATGCACATGGAGAAAATCGATAGCGATTGCTATGTTGATATATCTGAGTCTATAAAACATCCTCCTGTTGCATTATCATTTGGTAGGTATTCCATAAATACACCAAGTGGTATAGTAAGATACCCTATACCTATCGGTACTTATGGCAATTTTAGTTTTGTCAGCGGTCCTCCTAAAACAAAGAAAACCTTTTTTGTCTCACTATTAACCTCAGTCTACTTATCATCTAATGGTAGAAATGATTATGGAGGAAAGATGAGAGCTGATAGGAAGGGTAAGTGCGTTATACACTTTGATACAGAGCAAGGTAAGTTCCACGCTCAAAGGGTGTTTAGAAGAGTTGTAGAGATGAATAACTCAGAAAACGTAGGATGTTACCATACATACGGATTACGTTCAATAGGATATAAGACAAGAATTGAATTTATAGAATATAAACTAAAAACTGTTTCTAATGATAATGAGATAGGCTTAGTTGTTATTGATGGAATAGCTGATTTGGTTTCTGATGTCAATGATATACAAGAGTCTAATGAATGTATACAAAGGCTTATGACTTGGAGTGAAAGATATAATTGTCATATTGTTCTTTGTATTCACACTAATAACGGTTCAGAGAAGCCTACAGGTCACTTAGGTAGCTTTGCTCAGAAGAAATGTGAAACAGGTATAGTACTAGAGAGAAATGAAGTTGAAGATGAGCTTATAACAGTAAGATGTAAGCAGAGTAGAGGGTTCTCTTTTGAGCCATTTAGTTTTAAGGTTACAGAGTTTGGATACCCAAAGATTATTACTAGTCTGAATGATGACCTTGCTGTTGTTGAGCCCCAAAATAAAGAACCTAATAAATGGCAACAAAAAATGAATATCGCATAGTTACACCTATGTATATTGACTTAGAAAGAAAGACTAAGAAAAATAGAAGAGTTTATATAAGTATGAACTCGTATGGAAATGTAAATCATTTTATAAACAACCAAGTGAAGATGGAGTTTAAAAAACTAATAGAAGACCAATTAATAGGAATAAATATACCTACTCCTGTTGAGATTTTTTATCAGGTATTTAAGCCTAGCAAAAGAAGATTAGATAAGATGAATGTTATTGCTGTCACATCAAAGTATTTATTAGACGCTATAACTGAAATGGGTTGTTGGGAAGATGATAATGATGATTATGTAAAAACAGAAACAATACTACCAACTGTATACGATAAAGGTAATGGTAGGGTTGAGATTTTAATAAAATGTATAGATGATTAGTAAGCAATTAGAGAAGCTTGCATCCAAGCATAGTACTTGGGTTGGGCTAGTGAAGAGTATGGGTTGTAATCCAGCCTATGTAGAAGATGTTGTTCAGGATGCTTATATTAGGGTTTATGAATATCTAGAAAAAGGTGTTGATATATCTTATGGTGAAGATGATGTAAATGACTTTTATATGTATATGACATTGAGAAGCATATATCTTAATCAGTCAAAAAAGAAGTCTGTAGCAAATGAGATTTTAGATATACAAGAAGACGCTCTAGACTTTACTTTAAATAGTATAAGAGAAGAGTTTATAGATGTTGAAGAAGAGAAAGGATTTAATAGGCTTATGGATAAAATATTTACAGAAGTAAATAGCTGGGAGTTTTATTCTAGAAATATATTCATAGCTTACTTTACTACAGGACTGTCTCTGGATAAATTATCTAAAGAGACAGGTATAGGTAGAAGCAGTCTTTATAACTCAATAAAGAGATATAGAGAGATTATAAGAGAAAACTTCTCAGAAGATGCTGAGGATTATTATAACGGAGATTACGATAAAATTTAATTATTATGGAAGAGTTTAAAGGAGACAAAAGAACTAAGGCTTACAAAGAATGGAAGGCTAAGTTTGAACTAGAGAACAAGAACAAGTCAAAAGGACTTGGAGATACTGTTGAGAAGATTACTAAAGCAACAGGAGTAAAAAAAGCTGTTAAAGCACTTTTTGGAGAGGATTGTGGTTGTGATGAGAGAAAGGCTAAACTTAATGAGATAATGAGCTATAAGGTTACAAATTGTCTTGAGGAGAGCGAATACAATTATCTAAATGAGTTTATGTCTAAAAATAAACCTAATGTAACTATGGTTGAGCAAAGAGCTTTGTTGAATATATACAATAGAGTGTTTAACCAAAGAAAACAAATGACTAGCTGTCCTAGTTGTGTTAGGGGTATGATTAATGAACTTAGAAGACTAATACAAAACTATAAATAATGAGAGACTTTAGACCAAGATTAAAAGGAAACAAGCTAAAGGCGTTTAAGAACTTAACTAAGAACGAAACTAGAGTTTTAGTTATTGGAGACTTACACGAGCCTTTTTGTTTAGACTCGTACCTTAAACATTGTAAAGATGTTTATTCTAAATACAATTGTAATAGAGTTGTGTTTATTGGTGATGTTATAGACAATCATTACTCAAGCTATCACGAAACTAATGCCGATGGCATGGGTGGTGGAGATGAACTGGACCTAGCGATAGACAGGATAGCTAGATGGTACAAAGCCTTTCCAAAGGCTGATGTTACTATCGGTAATCACGATAGGATAATATCTAGAAAAGCTCAGACCTCATCTATACCAAAGAGATGGGTGAGAGATTATTCGGAAGTTCTTAACACACCTAATTGGAACTTTATAGAAAGGCTAGTTATTGATGATGTTCAGTATATTCATGGAGAAGGTGGTACTGCTAGAACTAAATCTAAAGCAGATATGATGAGTACAGTTCAAGGGCATTTGCATACACAATGTTATACAGAGTGGTCTGTAGGTGCTAAGTTCAAAGTATTCGGAACACAAGTAGGTTGTGGTATAGACCACGAGAAATATGCCTTTGCATACGCTAAGGCAGGTAAGAAGCCAGCCATAGGGTGTGCTGTTGTTATTGGTGGGCATACTGTAATTAATGCACTTATGAATTTATAATGAATTACAATAACGATTTCAAATACGATTTAAAAGTTGGGCAAGTTAAAGAACAAGAACTTGCTAACATATTCTCAAGCAAAAAGATTGAGGTTAAGTATGACCTTATGGCTTCTGAGACAGGTAATGTGTTTATTGAGTATGAAAGCAGGGGCAAGGCTAGTGGTATAAGTACTAGTGAAGCAGATTACTACTGCTTTTGTATTAAACATACATTTCATTTGATACCTTCTGAATTGTTAAAACACAAATGCAGAAAGTATCTAGGAACAAACAGAGACAAATTAGGTGGCGACAGCAATACCTCAAAAGGTATTCTGTTGCCTATTAATGAATTATTTTAAATATGTGGACTATGAATGTAACACACGACATAATAAGCGGAACTGAATCAGCTTATGTAATAGAAAGAAAGAGTATGCCTGTATTTAGTGGTGTGCTTAAATACTTTCCAGATGCAATAAGAGAAGTATCTAAGACTTCTTGGGCTGGAAATCAACAACATCATCCAGACAAGCCTTTACATTGGGATAGGAGTAAATCTGGAGACGAATTAGACGCTTTAACACGTCATCTAATGGAATCTGGTACAATAGACACAGATGGGGTTAGACATAGTGCAAAAGTAGCTTGGAGAGCCTTAGCTAACCTGCAAAAAGAGCTAGAAGCTGATGGAGAAGCTCCTTTGAGTGAATATAACAAAAAAAATTAGGTTTTGTTGATTATTTTGTTTATATTTGTTAAATAAATAAGTGAATTATGGAAATTAAAGCTATTTTAGACGCAGACAGTATGATTTACGCTTCAGCATCCACTTCTGATGACTTAGAAGAGGCTAAAGTTAAGTTAGATGCTAAAATAAACAATTCTTTGAACAATTTACAGGATTTAGGCTATGATATTGTTAGTTTAGTTGTTTGTAGTGGTTCAAAAGGTAATTTTAGGAAGTTTATAACTAAAAAATACAAGGCTAATAGAAAAAATATAGATACACCTCCTTTTTTAGACCAATTACATGACTATTGTAAGCAAGATTGGCAATCTATGTTTGGATATGGCATAGAAACTGACGATTTAGTTGCTAAAATATGGTTACATAGCAAAAATAACGATGAAAACCCTGTTATTGTGGCTATAGATAAAGATTATTTGCAGTTTCCAGCTAAAATATACAATTATAACAAAAATACATTGATTGAAGTATCTGAAGTAGATGCTTTAAGGAATTTTTATACACAAATGATAGCAGGAGACTCAGCAGACAACATATTAGTATGTAGTGGTAAGGGAAAGGTTTATGCAGGTAAGTTATTAGGTGAATTAACAACTAAATACCAAATGGTGAAGGCTGTTTACAACGTTTACAAGGACTATTACAAGTCTAAGGCTAGAGAAAAGTATATTGAGTCTTATAACCTACTTAAACTAAGAACAGATGTATAATGAAACACAGCAAGATATAGTTTACTCTTATTATTTACTAGCATTGTACAGTATATCTCAAGGAGAAACTATTGATGAGCTTGAAGAAGTGATATCAGGTTTTGAATATGAGGATTTATATGAGCAATGCGATGGTATAAGACAGGCTATAAATTTTGCTAAGAACAATACAATGCAAGCTATTTTAAATGAATTAGATAATGAAATTGAACAATAAATAATAAATTATGTATATAAACATTGAACTAAAAAAAACAGAAAAGAAAGACCACTTTGATTTATCCATAAATGGGGTTAAGCTAGGGGAGTGGGAACAAAGTGAATTAAGATATTTAATAGAGAAAATTGATAATAAAATAACAAGATAATGACATTAGAACAATTAAAACAAGAATTAGACGAAAGATATAAATTTGATATTGCTAAAAGAAGTAGAACTAGAAAAGTATCTTATGCAAGAAAAGTATTTTGCAGTTTAGCAAGAGAGCTGGATTATACTTGGGAATCTATAGGTAAAACAGTTGGACTAAGCCACGAGGTTGCTTACTATCACTCTTGCTCATTAGATGTAATAGATGACTCAGATAGAATTATATATGATGATATTGTATCTAAATATGACTTATGCATAAAACCTATTTATGATAGACCTATAGATGTATTAAAAGCTAAAACAGAAAAAGAGATTAAGATTAACATACAAGACAATATAAAACAAGTCATAACCAAAATGAATGAAGTAATGTTTGACTGGGATATAGAATCGTTAAACGACTTCTTCAGCAATAGGCTTACGCCTTATGATAAGGCTAGGAAGAATAGAGTTATGCCTAAAGCTATTGTACAAGAGAAAGGTGCTAAAATAAATAACAGAGTATTAAATCCATTTTTATCATGAGACTTAAAAAACTAACACAGCAACAAAGAATAGGTAGATTAGAGAAAGTAGTATCTCAGCTATTTGTATTAACTAAAAAGATTGAGGGTGAAATAAAAGTCATTCAAGATAAGACAGGATATAACAAAGACGAAGAAGAATAGTATGTTGTCTCAAGATATAATTAAATGGTGCTTTAAAGAAGGTTATAGAATATATCCAGTTACAAAAGATAACCTAACCTACCAAGTCGAAGTTTGCAAGGCTCACCAAAAAGCCTTGCTTACTGAGACACATACCAAAAGAACTATACATAAGGCAGTTGAGGACGTTTATGTAAAGCTCTACAATAAACAAAACAATAAATAAATTGTTATAATGTTATGAGTAGACATAAAAAATCAGAAGAGACTTCTAAGAATGATGGCAGAAAGTATAATAAAAGATTAGCACCAAAGCCAATATCTACAAAAGACAAAATGGTAAAGCCTGCCAGAACTACTAAGGCTAAGAAAGAACGAATAGCATCTTATGCTGTTTCAGCTATGAAAGAGGTGTTTGGAAGTGAGAAGGATGCATTTAAACATATGGCAGAACTAGCAAAGACTAACTTTAATCAGATGAAGTTGCTTATGGAATATGCTTATGGTAAACCATCAGACAGTATAAATGCAGACAGTAAAAGAAAAACAAAGTCAGCACCTACAATTAACTTTGTTATGAATAATCAACAGCCTCAGATTGATAATACCATTGATATAGAATCAGAAGAATGAAAAACTCAATACAATTAAACGACAAGTATGTACCTCTTTTTACTGATAAATCGAGGTATTTTGTTGTTACAGGGGGTCGTGGTTCAGGTAAGTCATTTGGTGTAAATGTATTCTTACTTAACTTAACATATGAGTCAGGACATAAAGTATTGTTTACTCGATTTACTTTAACCTCAGCAGCTGCATCTATTATACCAGAGTTCATTGAAAAGATTGAGCTTATGGGAGTTGAATCAGACTTTAGGATAACAAAGGATGAGATTATAAATCTAACCACAGGAAGCTCTATTATATTTAAAGGCATCAGAACATCATCTGGTAATCAAACAGCCGCCCTGAAGTCTCTTAGTGGCGTTACAACGTTTGTATTGGATGAGGCAGAAGAACTTGTAGATGAAGATACTTTCAGTAAGATTGACTTCTCCATACGTTCTAACACTAAACACAACAGGGTTATATTGATACTAAATCCAACAACTAAAGAGCATTGGATATATCAGAGGTTCTTTATGTATCCTAATGTAAAAGCTGGTACAAATGGCTCTAAGGCTGATGTAACGTACATACACACTACTTTTGAGGATAATAAGACTAACCTATCTAAAAGTTATTTAGAGCAGTTATACGACCTTAAAAGACGTGATATAGTTAAGTTTGAGCATCAGATACTTGGTGGCTGGCTAAACAAGGCAGAGGGAACTATAATAACTAACTGGAAGGTAGGGCATTTCGTACAGACAGAGCTTATGTGTTATGGACAGGATTTTGGTTTCTCTACAGATATAACTAGTTTAGTGAAGGTAGCAGTAGATAAAGACACTAGAAGTGTTTATGTAAAGCAAATATATGGAAAGACAAATCTATCTACTTCAGATATAGCTTACAGGAATAAAACAGAGTGTGGTACAGATTTAATTATATGTGACAACTCAGAGCCTCGTTTAATATCAGAGCTAAAGAATATGGGTTTAAATATAAAGCCTACAATAAAAAAGAAAGGTTCAATACTTTCAGGTATTGCACTTATGCAAGACTATCAGATAATAGTTGACAGAGAATCTAACGGTATCATAAGAGAGATAAACAACTATGTTTGGCATGAAAGAAATCAAAGACCTGTAGATAAGTTCAATCACTACATTGATGCGATTAGATATTCTTTAATGTATTTACTTCAGGGTGTAAACTCTGGTAGATATGTAATCAGGTAAGACGTTTAATATTATGGGGTATGTTTAATACTATACCCCCTGTGTTTAATATTATACCCCCACTATGTTTAATATAATGGGGGTATCTTGGTTAGTGGATAAATGGGAATGCAAAAACAAAATATAGAAATATTATTGTGACAAAAATTACCACATAAAATAATAGTATTTTAATTAATAGCTTTATTTGTCTTTTTATAAAATTATTCATACAACAAATATATTTGGATAATAATGTTGTTTAAGTAAAAAAATCAGCAAAAAAGTCTTTGCCATTTAAAATATTTTTCGTAATAAGAAGTTATATGCATCTTATCGAATAATTGTGCATTTTATCGAAATAGTTTTTTTTATTGAATTATGGCTCGTATGTTTGTGCTATTAATAACAATAAAACAATATAATTATGACACCAATAGAAGAAAAATTCTCAGATTTAGAAACAAGATATAAATTAGATATAGATACGTTTCCTGAAACAGAACAAGATGATTTTGAGGAATATTTTAATGACTTGATTGAAGCTACTTTTTCAATAGAATGTATTTATTATAAAGTAGCTATGGAGTACCTTATGGATAACGATATGAGTTTGTCTCAGTCTTTAGCTTTGGCTTCACGCTTCGACTTTAAGCCTAGAGAATTAAGTAGTGAAACTTTAGCTACTTTATTGATGCAAGAGACAGAACAAGAAAAACTCTATGAAGCAAAAGACGATTTAGAAGAATTATTTAATGAATATTTAGAATTATTTAAAATAGAATAAAATGAAACAAATAATATCAGACAGAGAAATTGTACAGGTTTTAGAATCTCACTTCTTTGACGTATACGAGTCAATTTTAACACATATAGAAACAATTAAAAAATAATAAAATGGAAAATAAAACAGAATTAAAAGAAGTATTTATTACAACAACAAATAGTTTATGGTCAAGTCCTGATGTAGTTCATATTGAAGCTATGGGGTTTTTACCTGAAGAATCAATTTATATAGAATGGGACGCAAATTCTCTAGTCAGGGATTTACCATCTTTATATAAAATGTGTAAACTAGCCATAGAGAAAGGCGAAGAATCACTAAAAGAAGATTTAAAGGATTTTATTAATGAGATTAAAAACGATTTAAAATAATGTATACAATAAATATATTTGATGCTACACGCATTATAAATAGCCGTAAGGACTTTATATTACTTAACATAGGTAATGATAACAGAATTACAGATTACCGCCTTACAAACGATTTAACAAAGTTTAGGGGGCATTACCAAACATTTAGACTTGTGGAAGTAATAAGGGAAGAAATAAATAACGGAATAAAAATATTTTAATTATGAAAGCACAATTTGAAATTTTACAACTAATTCAAAGAGATGGCTACAACGTAGTAACTTGTGGTAATTGTGGGGATGTAGTGTTATTGGAAATAGATTACACTATTGAGGAAGTTCAATGCCCACATTGCAAAGAGACTATGGAATACTGCGATATGCCAGATTTATACACACGATAATTAAAACAAATAAGATGGGACGAAGCCAAAACAATTATAATTGTAGGAAGAAAAATAAATAACGGAATAAAAATAAAATAAATTTAGATTTTATATTAAGGGGGTGCAGTCATGCACCTCTTTTTTTTGTTTAATATAATGGGGGAGAATTTTTATATATGTTTAATATAATGGGGTGCGTTTAATATTATGGGGTCACAAAAAAATATATCTTCTTTTTTGCTCTTGTTAAATCTAAAAAACAACCTTTGCAAATTCTAGCAAAAAAAATTAAATTAATGTTTGGATAATTAAAAATATTTTTGTATTCGTGCACACGTACATATATTTATACATTTATAATACTTTATTTAGAATCAATATAAATAACAATATTTTGCAAAAAAATTAATATTTTTGTTTGGTATTTAAAAAAAGGTTGTATATTTGTAGAGAACAAAAACAAAAACAATTAAAACAAAACATCATGAAAACATTTAAAAAATTAGATTTACAAGTTAAAGCAATGTTAATTTTCACTTTAATTATTGGCTCATTATTCACGGTAATGGCATTAACTCAGGGATTTAATTCTTTTTAATTATGGAGAAATTAAATAAAAAGGAATTAATAAAACTAATCAAAACACAAAACAAAGACTTTATCAACTATTTAATTAAATTACAAAATGAAAAGACAAAATAAAATATTTCTTAATATAGGTTTAAATAATTGCCCTATAAAATCAAATAAAATTATTGACAGGTTGAATTATGTGGGTTTATCTGTTAAGGCTTCAATGTTAAAAAATAGCACATACAAAGGAGACAAAGAGCAAACCTTAGTTATTTATTCGGATAGTAGTTATAAACTAAGCAAAGTAATTGAAATAATAGAAAACTTTTGCTTGTCATTAAATCAAGACTGTATATCTTTAAAATATAATTTAAATGATATTATAATTTATAATCCATATTTAGAGACTGAAAAAATAAAATTTAATGATAAGTATTTTAAAACTATAAAAGCATGAGACAAATAACAAAGGAAAGTATTAACGCATTTGTTTGGGGATTTACTTTCAGTAAACAAAACACAAAAGTTAGAGTATTTAACGACGTTATAAAATTACAATTACACGGTAATACAATAGCGATAAGGGATAGAATAACAAACAAAATAAAAATTTCTAATTGTGGTTGGTTTACCAACACAACAAAAGAAAGATTAAACGGTTTGCCAAATGTTAATATACATCAAAAAAATTATATTTGGTATCTTAACGGCAAAGAGTGGAACGGCAATTTAATAACTATTAATTAATAAACATTATGAAAGCAACATTGACACAAAAATTAAATATAGTAAAGAGTAATAAAACCTTTATAAATTATACATTAGATAATGAAGGGAAGCTAAAAACCTACGTATTAAATGACGATTTCATTAGATACAAAAATAGGTTTCAAACTTTTAAATTGTTAGACTTATTTAAAAGAGAGTATATTTTAAATGATTCTTCAAACTTTACAATTAATGAGATATTAAAACACTTAAATATTAAGTAAATTTAAACACATATTAACAGACAAAGGAGGGTATTTTTTACCCTCTTTTTTTATGCAATTATTTTAGTAAGTTGTTGATTTATAATATTTATTATGTTTGTAGTTTGTGACCGATTTTAAGCCCTTCTAAGAGCCTAATATCTTTTGCCTAGTATACAACTATTAACCTCAGCGTAAACACGCTTAAAACAGCCTTAAAATGTCTGTAATTAGCTGTATTTTAGTGCAATTAACGTAAATTGAAAGTATGGTGGGTTGAGTTATCCATTCCAATGATTTCAAACATATGTTTAATATGATGGGGGTCAAAACTCTTTTTGACTAAAACTGATTTATTGATTACAGAAATATATTTGGAAACAGTTCTATGTTTAATATGATGCCCCCCTTTTTTTATATCTTGTTATTTTAGATTTAGGTTGCTAGTCTAATGGTTAGCGTGTTACTCGTTAGGTTGAATACTACTTGGGCATCAGCGAAAACAACAAAGGATTAAGTAGTGCAATTTCTAAGGAGATTTAATTTACCTGAACCAACTATATCATCTATAGAAGTTTGGCAACTTAGGCAGATTTGCGACTGCTACATACTTATAACAAAAACCTATTAATTTCATTTTAGGTATATAGATAAAAAGTATTAATACTTAAACAACTATAGATATTATTTATGATAAAATGATATTTATAAAATATTGTTATAATACTATGAGTAAAATAGATTTGACGATACCATTTAGTTTGGGGCAGATTACACTAGGACAGTATCAGGATTATTTAAAGATATTGGAGAAGTGGGATAAGGAAGATGAGACGTATCTTAAGTTAAAGATATTACAGATATTTTGTAATATGTCTGCTGAAGATGTGCAGAGGATTAAGTTGTCAGAGTTTGAAGATACTATTCAACACATAAACGACTTATTTAATGAGGACACTAGTAAGTTAATTAATAGATTTAAGATGACTGGTAGTGATGGACAAGGTGGAGAAAGGACTGTGGAGTTTGGTTTTATACCTAAACTAGATGATATATCATTTGGTGAGTATATTGACTTAGAGACTTATGTTGGTAAGTGGGAGTCTATGCATAAAGCTATGGCTGTATTGTTCAGACCTATTACTAAAGACAGTAAAGGGTATTATTTGATAGAAGATTATCAAGGTAGTGCTAAGTATAGCGAGGCTATGTTAGATATGCCAGTTAGTGTAGCTTTATCAGCTACGGTTTTTTTTTATCGTTTAGGAATAAAATTACAGAATTATACTCTGGACTCTTTAGCGAAGCAGATGTTGAAGGAGGGAGCTCAACAAGCATCCAAGCTAACTTTGGGAAAAAGTGGGGTTGGTATCAATCAATACATACACTTGCTCAGGGAGATGTTAGACGAATTGACGAAATTACAAAAACCAGTCTTCATAAGTGCTTTATGATGCTAGAATATGAAAAAGATAAAAACAGAGTTGAGAATGCTCTAATTAAGAAATCAATGAAAAGATAATATGAACTTTTACGAATTAATAGACTTACTTAAACAACTAATAGAGGAGAATGATTTCACTAATAAAATTACATTTGGTGATATATCAGATGTAGACCTCAACAAAGACACCACATTCCCATTATTACATATAATGCTAGATGAGGCTGTTATACAACAAAACACTATTGATTATAGAATAAATATTATCGCTGCTGATATAGTAGATGTGATTGACGAGAATTTAGGTGTAGATGACTTTTATGGAAACGACAATACTCAAGATATATTAAACACACAACTAAGAGTAGTTACTGAGCTTGTTAATGCACTTAGAAAGCTAGATTTAGTAGCTTCTAAGTATTCTAGAGTAGAAGACGAAGCAACTGCAACTCCTTTTAGAGATAGATTTGAGAATGAGATTGCTGGGTGGGAAACAAGTATAACACTTAAGAAGTTCCAAGATGGAGGTTCATCTATTGGAGTAGGACCTTGCTAATGAGTTTTGAAGCAAACATACAGAATGCCTTAGACAAAATTGGTCAATACTATATTGTTGAATTAAAAAACGGTATACAGGCTTCTGGCAATGTTGCTTCTAAAGATTTATTAAATAGTATAAAGCCTAAAGTTTCTGCTGACGCTGTTACTATTACAGCTAATAGATACTTACAAGCTTTATCTGAAGGAAAGAAACATACATCTAAGAGACCTTCTCCAGAAATGGTAAGTAGTATTTCTAGGTGGATGAAGTTTAAAGGGTTGAAACCTAAAAGTGGTGGTCTTAGTGACATTAGTTATAAAAAAGCATCCTTTGCAATAGCAAAGAGAATAAACAATAGTGGTTGGGCTGGAAGTAAAGTTATACAAAAAGCATTCTACGCTATAGAGAACAAAATAGATGAAGAGATTACAAATGCATTTAAGCAAACAATAGATGAGATAATTCAAGAAATGAATCAAGAAATAAACAAAAAGTAATGACAATAACATACAATAAAGTACTAATAGATGTTACATCTGAATTTACAATAGGAGATACAATAATAATTACAGACTCTGCTGGTAATTCAATAACTTGGACTTCTCCAGCTACATACCCAGCTCCTGTTTTTCCTGAACTCTCTCAATCATTATTATCTTTTGCTGGAGATTTAATTAGCGGTGACAACATAACTACAAATGGTGGTAAGTTACAGCTTCTTGCATACGGTGCTGTAATAAGTTTTACAACTCAAAACTTCTTTCTAGGTAACAACAAGCTAACATTTTCTGTAGTTCAAGCTGGAGGCTCTAATACAACAGGAGCTATAACTGCAACTACTGGAACTGTAAATAGAAGTTTTAATAATATCTTAACAAGAAGCCCTTACTATGTAAGCAGGCAAGACGCTACTGCATCAAGTTTTCAACTAACATTAGACATAAACAATGATAGGCTATGGATTTCAAACCCTGTCAATGAAAACTTATTTGAATCTACAGTAACCTTAGTAAATGAATTAGCATTATCAGATATAAGTCCTTTGGTTAGGGATTTTGTGCCTAGTAACTTTAACGGAACTTACAAAACAACAAATGCATCTACATTAATAGATTTTGAATTTGCAGCTCCATCAGACTTAGCTGTTGGATTTGATGGCTATGGTTATTTTGAAGATGGATACAATCCTGTATTAGAAAAGCCACTTATGCAATCTAATACATACATATCAAAGCCAGATGACTCTCCAGTAAGAATACCTGTGTTAAGAGCCGCTACAGACTCTGTTCAGTTTGTTTATAATGGAGATGTTATATATTCAGCAGATATTGGAACTTCTACATTTTGTGATGAGCAAATACTTTATGTAAGCAATGTAGTTAATGGTGCTGATGATTTTATGCAAAGAGTATTAATGGATGGTGGAATATTTGAAGATAGTTCTTGCTTCCAGAGTTTTGAAGGATTATATACTATATACCCTGTACAAAAAATATACATAACAGGATATGATGGAAGTGTTGAGATAATAGACGTAGAAAGTATTGATGAATGTAAATACGAGCCATACAAACTAACGTTTATAAATAAGTTTGGTGCACTACAAGATTTATGGTTCTACAAAAGAAGCGATTTATCTATGGACGTAGAAACAGATTCTTATAGAAGTTCTGTATTAAGTTCTGTTAAAGATTCTGGAGGAGTATACAACACTACTTATGACACAAGCAATCATCAATATAGAAACATATATGTATCAGGAAAGGAATCATTAAGATTGAGTTCAGGATTCTATAGAGAATCATATAATGAAATATTTAGACAACTTATGCTTAGTGAGGCTTTATGGATTGAGTACGATAACGTAACTCTTCCTGCTAACATAAAGGCTTCTTCAATAAAGTATAAAACACAATTAAATGATAAATTAATAAACTACGAGATAGATTTAGAATTTGCGTTTGACAAGATAAATTCAATAAATTAATGAGAAGAAACGTAGAACTATACATAAAATTAGATTCTTCAGATGCTGGCGAATATAATAGAATTGATTTATACGAATTTGAAGATATAAACATAAATAACTCTATAAAAGACGCTAGAGATATAGGAAAGGTATTTACTGAGTTTACACAGGAATTTAAAGTTCCAGCTTCTAAGAACAATAACTTTATATTCTCTCACTATTATAACTGGGATATAATAAATGGTTTTGATGCTAGAATAAAAGTAAAGGGTCTTATAAAAATAAATGGAGTAGATTACAAAAAAGGAAGAATAACTCTAAAAGGTGCTTCACTAAAAAAGAATAAGGCTAAGAACTATAGTATAGTATTCTATGGAGAAACAGTAGGTCTTAAGCAACTATTCTCTGACGATAAACTAAAAGACTTAAATACAGGTTATCTAAATAAATTTAGTCTACCATACACATCAGACAATGTTAAGTTTGGTTTAAAGAATGGATATAATCTAGTTGGAGGTACTCTTGTAAATAATACAGGAACATCTCATGCTGGAGACTTATGTGTTCCTTTTATAAGTTCTAGAGATTACTATTTCTACGATAGTACAGTTCCATCACCAAATCCAGCAGAAGGAGCTAGTGCATCTAGAAACTTAAATATATCAGAGACAAACACTCCAAGAGGAGTTATATTTGCTGACTTAAAGTTTGGTATAAGAATTTATCATATAATAAAAGCAATAGAAGAAAGATACGGTTTAACATTTAGTGATGACTTTTTTTCTACTACAAACTTAGAATTCTATGAGCTGTATATGTTGTTAAGTAAAGAATCTGGCAGATACTCTGGTACTGCTGGAACTGTTGTTACTGATATAGACGACTTCTCATTAGACTCTGGAAATGACCTAAGACCTTTAACAACTTGGAATGCGGTTAGAAGTTCTGATGTTGGGTATCAGAAATATGAAGTTACCTACACAGTTCAAACGCTATATCCTAGTTCAGTATATAGTGTTGCTGTAACAGATACAAATACAGGTACTGAGTACTTAGAACAAAGCGGAGGAGGATTAAGTACTACATTTGTATTTAATGTTGAGAGCGGAAGTGGGTTTATTCGTGAGGAAATTGTAAGAAATTTACAATTTAAAATACAAGGGGAGAATGTTGGTAATTTCGGTCAGTCATTATCAATAGAGAGAACAACAAGAGAGTATGTAGAAAGTAGTGGATTTGTAACCACAACAGAGACTTCTGAGTATTCATTAGCAGGAGAAACTCTTAAGTTTAATGCAATAGGAAGTATGCCAGACATTAAAGTTATTGACTTTCTTACTTCACTATTTAAAACATTTAATTTAGTAGCTTACTTTTACAATGATGAAATAGTAGTCAAAACACTAAATGACTACTATGATGAAGGACAGCAAATAGACTTAACACAGTATATAGATAATGATGCTATAAATCTAAATAGAACAAACTTATATTCTGTAATAAACTTTGAGTTTGAAAAGCCTAGCACATTTGCTGTTTTAAATTCAAACAACATAACTTCTGATGAGTTTGGTAATGAGAAGATGAATAATCTATCTCAAAACACAGAGATATTTAATACTCTGGCATTTGATGGAGGAACTTATAACGTTAAGAATAAGTTTGAGAAAGTTATGTATGAAAGAAGTACTAATCAAACTGGAGGTGCTAATACTAATATTGGATGGGGTTGGCTTGTAAATGACAACCAAGACCCAGTTAATATTAAGCCTCTACTTTTTTACGCTATAAAACAAAGTTTATCATCAGACCCTTCAGGTAATTCTCCTAGTGTAATACTATGGGATAACGGTGACTCAACTTATGACACTTCGTTTTTAACTCAATACATAAGACCTTCAAATACTAGGTCTTACTATAACGGAAGTCTTTTGGTAGAAGAGCAGTCTATAAACTTTGGTAGTGAAGTAGATGAATTTCATCAAGTAGAAAACACAAAGAGTTTATTTGACACTTATTACAAAGAATATGTAGAAGATATTTACAATAGAAGGTCTAGAATAGTAAAAGCAAAAGCGTTTTTACCAGTTAGTATAATACTTAAGATGACCTTAGATGATGAGATAATAATAAACAACAGGCTTTACGGAATAAATAAAATGAAGCTAAACTTAAATACAGGTAAGGCTGATTTAGAATTAATGACTAGAACAGAAAGTAAATTAAGTTAATATGGAATCATTAAAAGCACTAATAGACTTATTAAACGCTGATGACTTCTTAGTAGGAGACGAGGATATAGATATAGCAAAAGGCAAATACAAAAGACCAGAAAGCTGGAAAGAATTTAGAAACATACTAAAACGTAAATAATGGCAGAACAAAGTATAAATATTAAAATCAAAGTTGACAAGCAAGGTAACGTAGAGCTTAAGTCACTTGAAAAGGGTTTTGATAAAATAAAAATAACAGCAAAACAGGCATCTCAAGCTGCAAAACAACTGGGTGTTGATATAAGCAAGATTCAGAGTTCTGGAAATATAAATGTAGCTGCAAATGACTTTAATAAGTTAGGTAAAGCTATGTCTGGGGCTTCTGCCGCAGCAGGTGGAGCTACAGCATCAGTTCTTGAAGTTGGTCGTGTTATATCAGATGCTCCTTATGGTATTCGAGGTGTTGCCAACAACTTACAGCAATTAGCATCTAACTTTGCGTTTATGGCTAAACAAGCTGGAGGGGCAGGTGCTGCATTAAAAGCTATGGGTTCTGCATTAATGGGTCCTCTTGGTATATTAATAGCTGTTCAAGCTGTTATTGCGGCTTTTGATTACTTCTCACAAAACATTCAAGAAACAAAAAATCAATTAGGGGAATTAGAGGCACAATCATTAACAGAAAACGTAGTTAAACTTCATTTGCTTAGAGAAGCTGTAAACGACAGTAATGTAGCATTAGAAGATAAGATTTTAGCTCTGCAAAAAGCAGGAACTGAATTTGAAGAACTTAATGGATTCATAGACAACGGTACAATAGCTTTAGACTCTTTCAACTCTAAAATATCGGAGATGATTACAACAATGAAGGAAGTTGCTTTTGCTAAAGCTGTTCTTAAGGAAACTGAGGAAGTTATGCAAAATTTCGTCAAGACTGTTGTAAAGGGAGTAGACCCTACATTTATGGAAAAGACTGCTGCTATATTTAATCCTACAGGACCTTCAGCTCAAATGATGGCAGGAGCAAGATTCGCAAAAGATATTAAGGAATTTGATGAGCAATATACTAAGCTTTATAATATGTTGCTTGCAAAACAAGACGATAAAGATGGAATAGTTCTAGAGCATTTATTTGGAGACTCTAAAAAATCAGGTTCTGGCACAAGAAATAGAATTCTTAAACAGCAACTACTAGATATGTCTAAGCTAATACTTGATAGCTATAAAAAACAAGAGATGATGCTTGAGGAAAACGAGCTCAAGAAAATGGACATAAGACAGCGTTATGAAAGAGATGATGTAAAGAGAAGAAGAGATATGTTCTTAGAACGTCAAAAGCAACGTTTTGATGATTTCATGAAAAGTGCTAAGACTGACAAGCAGAAAGCTCAAGCTAGAAAAGTATGGAATGATAGTCAAATACAAGCAGAAGAAGAGTATCAAGAGGCACTTACTGCTTTAGGTATTAAGCAAACTGCTGAAAGACAAGTTAAGATGCTAGAGTTAGAGCGTAAGTTTGCGGAAGAACTAGTAAATCAAAGACTAGCAAGAATAAAAGCTGACGAAAGTAGATTAGCCTCACTTAGAGCTGGGACAGGAGCAGGAGCTTTAAACAGACCTATGAGTGCTGTAGGTGCTGAAGATATAGAGGGTCAAAACGAAATGGCTAGACAGAGAATGGCTGCTGAACAGGAAAACTTTGAGAATGACCTACAAAGAAAGATAGAAAACCTAACAAATGAGGGCTTTAGTCTATTGGAAGCAGAACAAATGGTTGCTGGAGAAAGGCACGCATTTCAGATGAGCCAAGCAGAGCAAGAGATAGAACTAGAGCGTAACAAGATTGAAGCTAAGAGAAATATAAATATGGAGTATGTTTCTTGGGTACAGGGTCTAGGTAATATATTTAAAGGTATTGCTGGAGAAAATGAAGCTTTAGCTACAGCTGCTTTGGTTTTAGAAAAGGGCTCTGCTATAGCAGGTGTTATAATAAAAACACAAGCTGCTAATGCTCAGATTACAACAAATATGCTTCAAGAACAAGGTGCTTATTACGCCGCAGCTGCTGGTTATACATTAATGCAGAATTTACCTGCCGCTAAGTTAGCTAAAGCAAACGCTGTTACTGCTGGTGCTTTAGGCAAGAAAAGAATACTTAAAAATAACATAGGTTCTGCCATATCTATTGCTAAAATCGCAGCAACTACATTACAATCTAGAGGTGGTGCTGGTGGCGGTGGTGGAGCAGGAGATGAAGGCGGCGGAAGAACCTTTGACTTTAATTTAGTAGGCTCTACAGGTCAAGACCAGTTAGCACAAACTGTTGGAGGTCAATTCGGTCAAGGTCCTGTTCAAGCATATGTAGTTAGTTCTCAAATCACGTCTCAACAGCAACTAGACAATATGATAGAGTCTGACGCTACATTTGGAGGAGAAGATTAGAAATAAAAAGAAAATTAATTGTTATAATATTATGGAAGACTTAGATATATTTGAATTATTCATAGACGAGGAAAATGAATGGGGTGGCATAGAGGCTATCTCTATCGTTGAAAATCCAGCAATAGAAGAGGATTTTATAGCTCTTAAATCACAGGAAATAAAACTTGCTGAGGTAAACTCTGAAAAGCGTATATTAATGGGAGCTGCTTTAATTCCTAACAAGAAGATATACAGAAGAAATGGTGATAAAGAATACTACATACATTTCTCAGAAGATACTGTAAGAAAAGCATCACAGCTTTTTCTATCAAGGGGTAAGCAGAATAACTCAACTTTAGAACACGAAGTAGAGCTAGGTGGTTTATCTGTTGTAGAGTCTTGGATAATAGAAGACGAAATACAAGATAAGTCTAGAAAATACAATCTTAATATGCCTGTAGGAACTTGGATGGTTTCAGTTAAGGTAAATAATGATGAGATTTGGGAAGAGTTTATTAAGACTGAAAAGGTGAAAGGATTTAGCATAGAAGGTTTCTTTAGTGACAAAAATCAAAACGGTCCTAAAGAAAGCGTTGAAGAAGAACTGTCTCCAGAAGACCTAGCTAAGATATATGAGATAGAAGAGATTTTAAGTGCGTATAATAACGTAGAATTAAAAACTTATAGTGATTATCCAAAGGCTGCTAGAAACAATGCTAAGAGAGCTTTAAAATGGAAGAAAGAGAATGGTAGTTCTTGTGGGACAAGTGTAGGTTGGACAAGAGCCGCTCAACTAGCTAGAGGTGCTAGCTTGAGTCGCTCAACGATTGCTAGAATGGCATCGTTTAAAAGACATCAACAACACAAAGACGTACCTTATTCTGAAGGATGCGGTGGTCTTATGTGGGATGCTTGGGGTGGCTCTGCTGGAGTTAACTGGGCTATCAGTAAGCTAAAAAAGATAGACTCTGAGAAGATGGCTGAAGTAGGACCTAAAGGTGGTGTTAAGAGTAGTCCTAAAGCACCTAAATCAGATACACCTAATAAAAACCCAAAAGGTGAAGGAAGTGCTAAGGGTGATGCTTCTGGTAAGACTGGAGCTAAGGTGTCTCAAAAAGACAGAAAGGCTTTGCAAAAAAAAGCTGATGAGTTTAATAAGAAATATAAAGAAAAGCTTGGATATGGCGTAACAGTTGGTATGTTAGCATCTGTATTTCAAAGAGGACTAGGTGCGTTTAACACTAGCCACTCTCCAAACGTAAAATCAGCAAGTCAATGGGCACACGCAAGAGTCAACGCTTTTATGTATTTAGTAAAGAATGGTAAACCGCAAAATGCTAAGTATACTACTGATTACGATTTATTACCAGCTAAACATCCTAAATCAAGTAAAAAATGAGAGCAAAGTATTGCAAGTGCAAGAATACATACTGTATAAGCTGCTGCAAGGATTGCAATGCAGCTGATTACTGGAAACAAGGAATTGGAAATATAACAGGGACTCATTTTGTTGAAACTTGGCATGGATACAGAATACAAAGGTGTTCTGATTCTCACGTAAGTCACGTGCATATACACGATAGTCAGTTAACTGTTGGACAGACATATTATTTTACTCTAGAAAATAACCACAATGGTTGTTATACAGTTCTAGACACTCATCATTCAGAGGGTATACATATAAACACCGTATCTGTTGCTTATAGTGATTGCACAGAATGCGAGAATGCAAACCCTTAAAAATGAAATAAACTTTAATTTAATTGTTATACTAATATAAAAACCTTTAATTTATGAAAGCTACAGAAATTTTAGAAAAGCTGCAAAATGTTTTTCTATCTACTGAGGCGGAAGTATCTGAGACTCCTGTTGAGGAAGTTAAAGAGGAATTATCTTCTGAAGAAGTGGTAGAAAATGTTGAGCAAGAAGTTCAAGAAGAAGTTAGCGAAGAAGTAGTAGAAGAAACTACTGAGCTAGCTGAAGAAGAAGTCGTAGAAGAAGAGGTAGTAGAAGAAGAAGCTGCTGCTCCAGAATACGCAACTAAAGAAGACCTATCAAAGATGAAACAAGAATTTATGGATGTTATCGAAGGTCTTATGAAAAAAGAAGAAGAATACCAAAAAGAAGTACCAGCAGAATTAAGCTCTGATGTTGATTTATCAGAAGATGCTGAAGAAATTTCTCACTCTCCTGAGTCTGGCATAGAAAGTAAAGCTAGATTTGTTATAGGTGGAAACAGACCAATGACTACTAAAGACAGAGTGTTCAACAAAATGTTTAATAATTAATTATTTTAAATAAAAATGGCAACTACAACAACTATTACTACAACTTATGCTGGTGAGAAATTGCAAGGCTTTATCTCTGCTGCATTATTATCTGCTAACACTATTGAAAATGGTGGTGTAAGCGTTAAACCAAACATTAAATTTAAAGCTGTTATAAAATCACTTGCTACAGGTACTTTGATTGCTGATGACACTTGTGACTTTACAGACAGCTCTTCTGTAACTCTTGATGAAAGAATTCTTGAGCCAGAAACTTTCCAAGTTAACTTACAACTTTGTAAAGACGATTTTCGTTCTGACTGGGATGCTATCTCTATGGGATATTCTGCATTTGACAGCTTACCTCCATCTTTTGCTGATTATTTAGTAGCTCACGTTGCTGCTAAAGTAGCTGAAGAAATGGAAAGCACTATCTGGAGCGGAGCTAACGCTACTGCTGGACAGTTCGATGGATTTACTACTTTATTTGCTGCTGATGGAACTGTAAATAGCGTAACTGGAACTACTGTTACTGCTGCTAACGTTATTGAAGAGATGGGGAAAGTAGTAGACGCTATTCCTTCTGCTATCTACGGAAAAGAAGACCTTAAATTATACGTTTCTAAAAACGTTATGAAGGCTTACGTGAGAGCTTTAGGTGGATTTAGTGTTGCTGCAACGTCAAACGCTGGTACTGACAACAAAGGTACTCAATGGTATGACAACGGAGCGTTATCTTTCGATGGAATCTCTATCTTTATGGCTAACGGTCTTGGAGATGACAAAATGGTAGCTGCTCAGTCTTCAAACTTATACTTCGGTACAGGTGTTTTATCTGATTTAAACCAAGTAAAAGTTTTAGATATGGCTGACCTTGATGGTTCTCAGAACGTAAGAGTAATTGCACGATTTACTGCTGGTATCCAGTACGGATTTGGTGCAGAGATTGTTTATTACGCTTAATAAACTGTTCATTTAATATATAGGGGGTGGGTGTCTATCCCATCCCCTTTTTTGTTTAACTAATAAAAATATAAAATTATGCCTTGTGATATAGCAACTGGAAGAACAGAAGCGTGTAAAGAGAGTGTTGGTGGATTAAGAAACATCTACATTGCAAACTTCGTTTCTGGACTTTTCGCTGATGTACTTGCGAACTTAGATTCTGATGAGCAAGTTACAGCATTAACAACTGACCTTGTTGTTTACAAATTCGAGCTAAGAGGAGATAACAATACTTTTGAGGAAACTAACGAGAACTCAAGAGATAATGGAACTTCTTTCTGGACTCAGAGTGGAACAATAGCACTTAAAAAACAAGATGCTGCTACTCAAAAAGCTCTTAAATTACTTTCTTATGGAAGACCACATATCTTAATTGAGGATTACAACGGTAACTTCCGTTTAGCTGGTGCTCAAAATGGTGTTGAAGTTTCTGTAGGTACTGCTACTGGTGGTGCAATGGGAGACTTAAATGGTTACAACATTACATTTGAAGGAAAAGAAAAAGAGCCTGCTTACTTTGTAGATTCTGCAATAGTAGGAGCTGGATTAGACTTTGACGTAAACACAACAGTTATTAACCCATAATAACTAAATATCTTTAACAAAGGAGGGCTACTGTTTAACACAGAGCCCTTTTTTTATTAAATAAAACAAAAACACCTATTTGTTGTTATAATATTATGACAATAGCAGACGTAAATAGCTTACCAACCATTACATTAAATGTTACAGGACGAGAAGGTTCTGGAACATCTGTTACTGTAATAAATCAAGAGTCTAAAGAGCATATACAAGCCTCTAGCTTTAGCTATACTCAAAACGAGTTATTAGTGGTTACACTAAGCGATGTTGACTTCTTAAACTCAATAGAAGAAACAACAACTCTTTCTGTTATATTGTATGATAACAATATTCCTTTGTATAGAGATATTGTTAGATTTAGTGGTGAGATGAATACTGCTAATGATTATATAGCATATAACAATGAAGATGATTACTTCATATACGAAGCTCCAGATGATACTGATGCAGACAATGCAACTTCATACGGTGAAGATGATATTAGCGGATACAGCCCTAGCTCTGGTTCTTCTGGCAGCTCTGGTTCTAGCTCTGGTTCTGGTTCTAGTTCTAATAACGAAGAAACTGGTTCAAGCTCTTCTACAACAATTATACCTCAAAGTGCGTTAGCAGGTAAGTCTTTACTTACAGACCTTAACGATGATACTATAGTTGAATCTACAAATAACTCTGTTGTTTATGATACTAACAATAATGGTAGAGGTGAAATGAAGTTAGGTAATAACTATACATACCTTCAATCAGTAGAGGAAACATTCGGAGACTTTAAAGTTCGTTCTGCTGAATACGGAACGTTTAACAGTTCACCATCATCATTAGAGGCTATAACTGTATATGACTATGACTTTAATGCTAATAATGGAAACTTCTATGGTTATTCTGCACAGTTTTTAGATGGCAGAAACCCAGACTTAGTAAATCATTTATCTAGGGACTTTGGGAACGACCCTGTAGGTAACAATATAGGTGAAAGACCTTATGCTCACTTTATAAACGGTAGAGACAATCAGTTAAATGAAACAATAACTACTTTAAGGTTAAGAGAAGAGAATTCATTACCTATAACTAACTTTGAAAGAACAATATATGTAGAAGACTCTTCATATGGATTTAGTGTTGGAGATAGCGTATATTCAGACCAGTCAGGAACTTCATTAACAGACTTTGAAGATTCATTTGCTGATGTAGATGATTTAAGCAGGTATCATTTTATATACAAGAACGGAAGTACTTGGCAACTAATAAAATGTACAGATGGTATTGTAACACACGTTGAAGATACGTCTGCTAACTATATTAGATTCTCTGAAATGTATAGAGTATATACATATGGTAGTGCACCTAATTCACCAAGTGTAGGTACTACTTTTGAGGATAGAAAAACTTGGATAGAGAGTATACTATCTCATAATACAACTGTATTTTATGAAGGTTCTGGGTTTGTAAATTACACAAACGCATTAGTTCAAGTAAATACTGCTGTCGAAAGACACAGTCATAGATTACCTATTGACAATCAGGATAGCACTATAGCTCCTGTTGGAAGTAAGATTTTTGTTAGTACAGAGTCTACTAACACTCAAAGAGTATTTCATAAACAAATAGCTACTGAAGATGCTATGCAGTCTGAGTACGTTCAAAACTCACCAAGTAGATATTATTTTCAGCTTTTAGCTCAAAAATACGACCCAGTATATCAGTTAAACTTTTATGAAATGCCTATGCTCTTTGTAGAGAAAGACAGATACACAGGTTTAATATCCAACAGAGCTTGGATTCAACCTCAATAAATTATTATATAATTAAGAATGGAAAGTAAAAACATTAGAGTAATAGAATTGTCAGGATACCAAACCCCTGTTGTTGAAGAGCAATACAACAAGGAGTGGGTTAAGTATGGTGAAGACAATAACTATTTTAAGACACTCATAGATAATTATATGGGTTCTCCAACAAATTCTAGATGTATCAATGGTATTGTTGATATGATTGCAGGTAGAGGTTTAGAAGCTACAAATAGAGAAGAAAAACCTGAGCAGTATCTTGAAATGAGAAAGTTACTTAATAAAAAGACAGTTAAGCGTATTGCTCACGATTACAAAATGCTAGGTCAAGCTGCTATACAAGTAACATACAACAAAAGAAAGAATAGAATACTAAAAGTATCACATTTTCCTATGGAGACTCTTAGAGCTGAGAAATGCGACTCTAACGGTATTATAAGAGCGTATTACTACCATCCTAAGTGGTCAGAATATAAAACAACTGATAAACCAAAAAGAATACCTACTTTTGGTAACGGTTCTAAGAAACAACAAAACGAACTTTATATTGTAAAACCATACAGAAGCGGATTTTATTATTATGCCCCTGTAGATTACAATGGTTGTTTACAGTATTGTAACTTAGAACAAGAGGTTTCTAATTATCATATAAACAACATTAAGAATGGTCTGCAACCAAGTTTATTGATTAACTTCAATAATGGCACACCACCTGAAGAAACTCAAGCAGCTTTAGAGCGTAAGATATATGAGAAGTTCTCAGGTTCTAGCAATGCAGGTAAATTTATAATTGCATTTAACGAGTCACAAGATACAAAGGCTGACATAGAGCCTATTCACTTGCCTGACGCTCATGCACAATATCAATTTATGTCTGATGAAGCTAGAGAAAAGATTATGTTAGGTCACGGTATTGTTTCTCCTATACTATTAGGTATTAAAGACAATACAGGTTTTGGTAACAATGCAGAAGAATTAAGAACTGCTGCTGTGCTTATGGATAACGTAATTATAAGACCTTTACAAGATGGTATTATAGAAGCCCTAGAAGAAATATTGAATTTCAATGGAATTGATTTAGACTTATACTTTATAACATTACAGCCTATTGAGTTTACAGAATTAGACAATATCTCTACTAAAGTAAAAAGAGAAGAAGAAACTGGAGAGAAACTAAGCTCACAAGTAGAGGTTGAAGAGTCTCCAGAAGAATCTGAAGTTGAACCTAAAGACGAAGAGGAGTAATGGCAAAGAAAGCACTATTCATAAGCGTATCAGACCTAAAGAAAAGGTCAATGATTGAAGGCAATGTTGACTCTAGTAAGATTGTACAATACATTGAGGTTGCTCAGGATTTACATATACAAAACTACTTAGGCGGTAAGCTATATAAGAAAATGCAACAGCTAGTTATTAGCGGTGACATTTTAACTACAGAGTACGCTAATTATAAGACGTTATTAGACGACTATATAAAGCCTATGCTCATATGGTATACACAGTCAACTATACTGCCTTATATCACGTTCTCTATCACTAATGGAGGTGTTGGGAAACATATTTCAGAGAATACTGAGACAGCAACACACGATGATATGACTTATTTAGGTCAGAGAATGAATGATACTGCTGAGTTTTATACTAAGAGGTTTCTAGATTATATATGTAATTATTCTAATTTATATCCAGAATACACTAGTAGCAGTAATGAAGATATGCACCCAGACAGAGATGTTAATTACACAGGAGGCTGGTACATATAATGAATAAAGACGTTAACATATACAAACCTAAAAAGGTTAATATTATAAAATTAAAGAAGTATTTAGATAAAATAAAAAATACTGATAAGAGCAACAGGATGTTGCATGAAATTAAAAGAGGATGATTAAACCAAAGTTAGCATTAATACCAAGCGGATATAAGTCTGGAGAAGTATATTCTATATTACCTAATGATGGTAGTGGGGATTTTACTTTTGACAGAGCTAATGGTCTTTCTACAAGAGTCCGTAAAGATGGTCTTATAGAAGAGGTATCTAATGATACACCAAGATTAGATTGGTTAAATAGCGATTGTCCAGTTTTATTGTTAGAGAATGAAAGCACAAACAGACTAACGTATTCAAGTGATTTTGATAACTGGAGTAAAGTAAATATAACAATTGCTTCTGATAGTCAAATATCTCCAAGTGGAGAATATAATGCAGACACTATAACAAGAAACTCTGCATTAAGTTCGTATGTTAGTAAGTCATTTTCTAAACCAACATCAAGTGAATTAGATATGACACTATCTGTTTTTGTTAAACAAAACGTTGGTGATTTCTTTGCTATGAGGAGTCAAGGCTTTTATCCATCAAGAGCAGATATTATATTTCAATTTAGTACAAAGACTTTTACAACATCAGTATCTGGAACTAACTTTTCTTTAGATAGTACAAAATATGAAGATTATGGTAATGGTTGGTATCGTTTATCAGCTAAATTTAATACAGATGCTTACCCTACTTTAGCTTGTTTATTTTCAGCAAGAAGTTTAAGTGGTCAAGTAGATAGTACTGATTCGTCAAGCGATTCAAGTGCTTATGTATGGGGTGCGCAATGTGAGTTAGGCGATTTAAGTTCGTTTATTCCTACTACTACATCAACACAAACACGCTTTGTAGAATCTTGCACAGGTTCTACAGATGCTACTATATTTAACGATTCAGAAGGTGTACTATATATGGAGATTCAAGCGTTATCAGATGATGCTACATATAGATTAATTAGTATTTCAGATGGCTCTAATAATAAAATAACTTTAGGGTATTCTAATCAAAATAATGCATTGATAGCACAAATAATTAGTGGTGGTTCTAATGAAGTAAATTTAGAGCCTATTAATGTAAGTGATATTACAGATTTTAATAAAATTGCGTTTTCTTATAAAACTAATGATTGTAAAGTATATGTAAACGGAAGTTTAGTGGCAACAGATATAAATGCAACTATGCCAACTGGATTGAATCAATTAAATTTTGATTATGCATATGCTCTTGATTTTTATGGCAGATGCAAAGATTTAAGATATTACGATACAGCATTAACAGATGCAGAATTAACAGAATTAACAACATAATATGGCAAACGAAATATATCATAGAAGTAATTGGGGAAATGCAGTAAATGATAAATACTGGGCAGATGTTTACGAGAAATATTCTGCTACTAATAAAATGTATATACGTTCAGACTATTACGAGAATAGCAACGAAACAGACAAACTAATGGCTGATATATACCCAAAGCCAAGTATATTACTAACACCTACTGCATACGATAATGGCTCTTTACATAGTGTTAAGCCTGTTCAGTCTTTTGGTAGTGAATTGGTTACAAATGGAACGTTTGACACAAATAGTAATTGGATTTTATCTTCAGGGTCAAGTATTGCAAATGGTAAGTTAACTATAGACGCTTTAGATGGAAGTTATCAATACGCTAGACAAATTATTAACACAATAGTAGGTAGTACTTATAAACTAGAATTTGACATAACTGAAATTAACAATACAGGAAAACTTCAGTTGATGTATGATGCTGTTGTTATTGGTGAAGTAGATTATAATACTATAGGCACATATACATTAAATTTTAAATCTACTAATTCAAGTGGTACTCTAGAGATAAAAAGATTTTTTCCAAGTAATACAAACGTATCAATAGACAACGTAAGCATAAAAGAAGTAATAGACGCAGACTTTGACTTTACAAGAGGCTCAAGTGCGACACGAGTAAACGAAAAAGGACTTATAGAAGATGTACAGATATTAAGTGGGAATTTAGTACAGAACGGAGATTTCTCACAAATAGGTAGCGAAGAAATTTCTAATGGCGATTTCTCACAAATAGGAAGTGAGTTAATTACAAATGGAGATTTTTCTAATAATGGTACAGGTTGGAACTTTCAACTTGGATGGACGTTTAGCAACAATCAAGCACATTTTGAAAATTTAGGTACAAGCAATAGAAATTTATGGCAAAGTCCACTTGTTAGTGGTAAATTTTATAAATTAACTTTTGAAATAACATCAATAACATCTGGTTATATAATAAACGCAAATTCATCAATTACTGATGATACACAATTTTCAACAGTTGGTATTCATACTCAATATTTTAAAGCTGATAATGTAAATTTATATTTAAAAGCAAGTTCAGATGCAAACCTATCTATAGACAACGTAAGCGTTAAAGAGGTTGGTCAAGATTGGAATTTTAATAATTGGAAATTAACAAATAACAATGTTTTATTAGTAGACACGAGTGGTTATGTGAATCAAGTTAATGTTTTTGTTGTAGGAAAAAATTACAAAATTTCTGTTGATGTTAAAGATTATACAAGTGGTGATTTAAGAATTGATAGTAATGGTCAAAATTTGTTTACACCAAGTGGAAGCAATACTACCGCAACCATATTTATTTCTAATTTAGACAAAACAAATCTTTTGTTAGAAGGTAATTTTAGAGGTACAATAACAAATATATCAGTCAAAGAGGTCGGACAGAATTGGACGTTTGGTACTGGTTGGAATATGGGTGATAGAGAAGCTGTTAGTGTAAACGGAGGTAATTATACTGATGGTCTTTTTCAAGATAATGTTTTTGAAAATGGTAAAAAATATAGATTAAGTTTTGATGTTACAGAAATAACTTCAGGTACAGTTCAAGCAAGATTTCATACCGCAGACCCTATTTCAGCTACATCAGTAGGTAGTTATAGTGCTGAAGGTGTTGCTAATGGGACAAAGTTATATTTTTTAGGTTTTAGTACATTTAATGGTAAAGTAGACAACATATCAGCAATAGAAATAACAGAGGACACAGACTTACCAAGAATAAACTATACTAACTTTGATTATGAAGATGTTTTAGGAGATGAGTTGGTAACAAATGGCTCGTTTAGTGATGATAGTGATTGGGTTTTGACAGGTGCTACAATTAATGGAGGAAAAGTAAACGTTAATTCATCAAGTCCTGTATATATAATTCAAAATAACGTTGCTACAGTTGGAAAACTATATAAGGTTGAATTAACTGTTAGTAATTATGTAGAAGGCGATTTAAGATTAAGATACCCTTTTACAATATCAGAATCAGAATTTACAGGGAATGGAACTTATGTTTTTTATGGAACTGCTGAAGATGCAAGATTTGAATTGCAAGGAAGATTTAGCGGACAAACTTATAATTACTCAATAGATAACGTATCAGTTAAAGAATTTACAGAAAATGTAGTAGTACCTTATAGTGGTACTGGTAGTCTTTTACTTGAACCACAGAGAAGTAACTTATTATTGCAGTCAAATTCTTTTGATACTGGGTGGAATAAAGACGATATAACACTTACAAGCGCACAATCTGGTGTATATGGAAGTAATGATGCTTGGTTAATACAACAAAATACTAATTCATCAAGACATAATATTAATAAATCAGTAAGTTCAAGTGGAACACATACTTTTAGTATTTATGCTAAAGCAAAAGAATTACAATATATCCAAATCGCATCGGTTCAAACCGCAGATGAATATGCTAATTTTGATTTAAGTGATGGTAGTGTTGGAACTGTCGGCAGTAGATTTTTAGATGCAAAAGCAACAAGTGTTGGTAATGGTTGGTATCGTTTAAGTGTTTACACAAACAATGGTTCTAACTCTTTATACATATCATTGATACAAAGCAAAACAGATGGATGGTTGCAATCATTTAGTGGTTCTAATTCAACAGATGGCTTATACATCCAACACGCACAAGTTGAATCTAATTCTTATCCTACATCGATAATAGAAACAACAACATCACAAGTTACAAGATTAGCTGATGTATGCAACAATGCTGGTAGTAGTGATTTAATAAATTCAGAACAAGGAACACTATATGCAGAGGTAAGTGCTTTGGCTGATGATGGTACTAATAGATGTATTTCTTTGTCAGATGGTACTGTTGATGATAGAGTAACTATTCTTTTTTCAACTTCTTCTAATAGAATAAGAGCAATAGTCAAGAGTAATGGCTCTACTTCTTTTGATAAAGAATATACTGTAACATCGACTTTAGATTATCATAAAGTTGCAATAAAATACAAGGCTAATGATTTTGCTTTATGGATTGATGGAGTTGAAAGATTTATAGATACGAGTGGTTCTGCACCTATTGGATTAAATCAATTAATGTTTGATGTTGGTAATGCAATTTTAAACTTTTACGGAAACACAAAATGCGTTGCAGTATTTGAAGCATTAGACAATGACCAATTAGAAAGACTAACAGGCGAGGGGTACGAATCATTCAACTTATTAGCACAAGCTAACAACTATACAATAATATAATATGGGAGTAAAATTAGGAAATGGTAAATGGGCAATAAAAGAAGATAAGCTATTAGCATATAACGATAATAGTGGTAGATTCTTTAATAAAGAGTTTGATTTCTCAAGAGGGTCAAGTGCTACTTATGTCGATAAAGATGGTTTAATTAAGACTGCTGGACTACAAGCAACTAATCTTGTAAACAACGGAGATTTTAGTGAACTTGGGTCAGAGCTGATTACTAACGGAAACTTCGATACTGATAGTGATTGGAGTAATTTTGGCACACCTACAACATCAGAACAATCTACAGACAAAGCGTATCTTGGTAGTTATAGTTGGTATGTTGTAGCAACTGCTTTTAGACAAGGTATTTTTTCGCCAAATAATTTTAGTTTAGTTAATGGTAAAACATATAAAGCTTCACTATGGATATACGCAGTAGATGGTGCTGAAATTCTATCTGGAGTAACAAATTCAGATGCAACAGTTTTTACATCAAGAGCAGTAACGCAAGGACAATGGACTAATGTTGTATATTATTTTACTGCAAATGCAAGTTCTGCATCTTACATAAGTATTTTATCATCTTCTTCTACATTAGAATTTTATGTAGACAACATATCTGTTAAACAAGTAGACCCAAACGATTATTGGACTTTAGGAACTGGATGGAGTTTTGGAGATGGTAAGGTGGTTTTTAGTGATACTGCAAATGGTGATATTAGAACATCAAGCAGTGTATTTACTGCAAATAGTAAATATAAAATTAATTTAACTGTTTCAGATTTAACAAGTGGAACAGCTTTTTTTGCTTTAGGAGATGGTGCATCATCTAATTTAGTTGGTTATAATAATTACAGTAATGGAGATTATAGTTTTGAAATTACTGCACCAAACGGACAAGAATTAAGAATTTACGCAACTACATCAAGTAGTAGTTCATTTAGCATTACAAACATATCAATACAAGAAATACAAGCAGACACACCAAGAATAGACTTTAGTGATTCAGTTAAAGGTGCATTACTTTTAGAGCCAAGTTCTACTCAATTATTACAGTATTCAGAAGATTTTAGTGATAGTAGTTGGTTTTTGTATGGTACAATTCAAGCTAATAGTTCTTCATCTCCAGATGGTTTAACAAATGCAACTAAATTAACTCATACACATCAGACATATAATATGTTAAGAGTTTCTGTTGGTGGTTTGCGTGTTACATCTGTATTTGTTAAAAACATAGATGCTAATAATTTTTATATTAGAAAAAGTGGAGGTGGTTATGCTTATTATAATTTTGATACAAAAACAGTTAATGATAATTCTTTAAAAGTAGAATATTTTTCAAACGACTGGGTTAGACTATCTTTAGCAACAGACCAAGTTACATATAGACAATTTGGAATAGGACAAAGAGAAATTGATTCATCTGAAGTTGGAAATTCAGTTTACGTTTGGGGCGCACAATTAGAAGAAAAATCCTTTAGCACTTCGTATATTCCTAATTACGGAGTTAGTGGTGGTGTTACTCGTTTAGCAGACGTATGTAATAACTCTGGGTCAGCACAAGACTTTAATTCAGAAGAAGGTG